ACGCCTTCATCAGAGAAAGAGACCGCGACTTACCATGTATCTCGTGCGGAACGCTCACGTCTGCTCAGTGGGATGCCGGACATTACCGGACAACTGCTGCGGCACCTCAACTCCGATTTGATGAACGCAATATTCACAAGCAATGCGTGGTGTGCAACCAGCACAAAAGCGGAAATCTCGTTCCGTATCGCGTCGAACTGATTAGCCGCATCGGGCAGGAAGCAGTAGAGGAAATCGAATCAAACCATAACCGCTATCGCTGGACTGTCGAAGAGTGCAGGGCCATCAAGGCGGAGTATCAACAGAAACTTAAAAAACTGCGAAACAGCAGAAGTGAGGTTGCATGAATATCTACGAAAGAATTGATGGCAGCAAATACCGAAATATTTGGGTAGTTGGCGATCTGCACGGATGCTACACGAACCTGATGAAAAAACTGGAGACGATAGGATTCGACACCAAAAAAGACCTGCTTATCTCGGTGGGCGATTTGGTTGATCGCGGTACAGAGAACGTAGAATGCCTGGAATTAATCACATTCCCCTGGTTCAGAGCTGTACGTGGAAACCATGAGCAAATGATGATTGATGGCTTATCAGAGCGTGGAAACGTCAATCACTGGCTGCTTAATGGCGGTGGCTGGTTCTTTAATCTCGATTACGACAAAGAAATTCTGGCTAAAGCTCTTGCCCATAAAGCAGATGAACTTCCGTTAATCATCGAACTGGTGAGTAAAGGAAAAAAATATGTCATCTGCCACGCCGATTATCCTTGTGATAAATACGAGTTTGGAAAGCCAGTTGATCATCAGCAGGTAATCTGGAACCGCGAACGAATCAGCAACTCACAAGACGGGATCGTGAAAGAAATCAAAGGCGCGGACACGTTCATCTTTGGTCATACGCAAGCAGTGAAACCACTCAAATTTGCCAACCAGATGTATATCGATACCGGCGCAGTGTTCTGCGGAAATCTCACATTGATTCAGGTACAGGGAGAAGGCGCGTGGGCATAAGAGAACTAAACCTCACCAAAGAACAGCATGAGTGGCTGAATGGCTGGCTTGAACTGTGGGGCGCATGGGTTTATTCAGGTCGTCTGGAAAAGCGCATGAGCAGCGTAATAGCTAAATTCATGGAGAGCGTGGAGCCGGGAAGAGTTATGACAAGGCCAATGTGTAATGATGATGATGGAATGTTGATTTCTCAGGTCGTCGATTCCGTCATGTACATTGACAAGAAAGCCTTTGGCATCCTCCTCAGCTACTACGCCCACGGCTCTTCCAAGCACGCCATTGCATCTTACTATCATAGCGTCGCAAGACCTCGCAAGATGTTATGCCGGGGCGGCGGGCGCATTCAAAAACCATCGCTAGCAACCTGCCGACGGGAAGTTGACGAAATCCTCAATGCCTCGTTGTTTATGATTTACCCGATTCTGGATAGTGCGTTTAAAAACCGGAAACGTGTAGAGAAAATTAAGCATGTAGCATAGAACGTGTTGACATCGTTGAGCAAATGAGCAACACTATTCGCATAAGCTGCCGTTAGTGACTCTTAAGTTGCAACGGTGGCTTTTTTTATTTGGGTCAATCGTATAAAGGTCATTAGAGCCTGTAACTGTTTTTCGTCCATAAATTAACCTTCATTTGATGCTGGATTGAACATATCAAAATCAGGCAATTACACAAATCTATGTACAGGCTCTTTGTGCCTGACGTTAAAAGATTTTTTACAAGAATAATTTTGAATCAGTGAATTTGTGAACTCTTGCAACATTGATTTCGTAACGTTATTATCCTACGCTCGGCCCTTTAGCTCAGTGGTGAGAGCGAGCGACTCATAATCGCCAGGTCGCTGGTTCAAATCCAGCAAGGGCCACCAACCGCCATTAGCTCATCGGGATAGAGCGTCAGCCTTCGAAGCTGGTTGCGCGAGGTTCGAGTCCCCGGTGGTGGTCCATTATCGGTATTCTGCGTTGTTAGCTCAGCAGGACAGAGCAATTGCCTTCTAAGCAATCGGTCACTGGTTCGAATCCAGTACAACGCGCCACACTTATTTTCCCTGGCTCGCTTTTGCGGGCCTTTTTTATATCTGCGCCGGGTCTGGTGCTGATTACTTCAGCCAAAAGGAACACCTTGTATATGAAGTGTATATTATTTAAATGGGTACTGTGCCTGTTACTGGGCTTTTCTTCGGTATCCTATTCCCGGGAATTTACGATAGACTTTTCGACTCAACAAAGTTATGTATCTTCGTTAAATAGTATACGGACAGAGATATCGACCCCTCTTGAACATATATCTCAGGGGACCACATCGGTGTCTGTTATTAACCACACCCCACCGGGCAGTTATTTTGCTGTGGATATACGAGGGCTTGATGTCTATCAGGCGCGTTTTGACCATCTTCGTCTGATTATTGAGCAAAATAATTTATATGTGGCCGGGTTCGTTAATACGGCAACAAATACTTTCTACCGTTTTTCAGATTTTACACATATATCAGTGCCCGGTGTGACAACGGTTTCCATGACAACGGACAGCAGTTATACCACTCTGCAACGTGTCGCAGCGCTGGAACGTTCCGGAATGCAAATCAGTCGTCACTCACTGGTTTCATCATATCTGGCGTTAATGGAGTTCAGTGGTAATACAATGACCAGAGATGCATCCAGAGCAGTTCTGCGTTTTGTCACTGTCACAGCAGAAGCCTTACGCTTCAGGCAGATACAGAGAGAATTTCGTCAGGCACTGTCTGAAACTGCTCCTGTGTATACGATGACGCCGGGAGACGTGGACCTCACTCTGAACTGGGGGCGAATCAGCAATGTGCTTCCGGAGTATCGGGGAGAGGATGGTGTCAGAGTGGGGAGAATATCCTTTAATAATATATCGGCGATACTGGGCACTGTGGCCGTTATACTGAATTGTCATCATCAGGGGGCGCGTTCTGTTCGCGCCGTGAATGAAGATAGTCAACCAGAATGTCAGATAACTGGCGACAGGCCCGTTATAAAAATAAACAATACATTATGGGAAAGTAATACAGCTGCAGCGTTTCTGAACAGAAAGTCACAGTTTTTATATACAACGGGTAAATAAAGGAGTTAAGTATGAAGAAGATGTTTATGGCGGTTTTATTTGCATTAGTTTCTGTTAATGCAATGGCGGCGGATTGCGCTAAAGGTAAAATTGAGTTTTCCAAGTATAATGAGAATGATACATTCACAGTAAAAGTGGCCGGAAAAGAGTACTGGACCAGTCGCTGGAATCTGCAACCGTTACTGCAAAGTGCTCAGTTGACAGGAATGACTGTCACAATCAAATCCAGTACCTGTGAATCAGGCTCCGGATTTGCTGAAGTGCAGTTTAATAATGACTGAGGCATAACCTGATTCGTGGTATGTGGGTAACAAGTGTAATCTGTGTCACAATTCAGTCAGTTGACAGTTGCCTGTCAGACTGAGCATTCGTTAAAAAAATTCGCATGGTGAATCCCCCTGTGCGGAGGGGCGACTGGTGTATAAGGTGTCATCTCTGACGACAACCTGGAGCGAGATACGCGGGTTCAGGGACACCGGACTGAACTCACCGGGAGGCACCCGGCACCATGTACATGATGATACAGATACGCAGTGTCAGCCCCTCTCCGGAGGGGCTTTTTATCTGAATGATTCTGTTATTTTCGCCCGTATGGGCATATTTCCAGAATGCAGCGATGATTAAAACACTTATCTGTGATATTTCCTGTGTTTGCAGGGCACTCCTGGCTGTTTTTAATTAAATTCCAGACGTTTTTATTAAATGGGGCCACGTTGTAAATGGTGACGGGGAGCTCTTTATTATTGAGTATTACGCCTGTCCGGGTTGGTGTAAAAATACAGCCCGGAGGGAGGAAGGTATCTGACTGATACCATAATATTAATTTTATGTTACACCATATGGCTGAAAATGATATGCCACATGCTGGCTGGATTACCGTGTCAATCACTATCCAGTTCATTTGCTTTCCTTATTTTCTTAAGGTTTTAAATGATGCCATAAATTATAGGTGATGTTTTGAAAGCAATCTGTCAGGCTGAGTTGTTTTTCTGGTGTCGTTTATTCTTTGTTTAAAATAAGAGGGCATTTTAAATTGTCGGCGTTTTTTTGTTATATAAGAGACATGGTTTTTTTATAGCGTGTTTTTTATGTGTTACATGATTGTGTGTTCCGGATAATTACTTTGCTGGCGGCAGGAGAGGTTATGACATTTAAACACTACGATGTTGAACCGCCCCGGTTTTCCTGGAGAGTGTTTTATCTGTGAACTCAGGCTGCCAGATCATCG